CATTGCTGGAGCCATCAGCCCAGCCGCAAGGCGGCACTTGATATTGCCGAGCGAGTGGTGGCCGTGGCTCTGGCGGAGCTGGTACCGGCGGGACTGATGGTGACGCATGCTGAGCATATGCGGACCGAAACGGCGATCGACACGGCGACTGGGCAGGCCAGGGCGGCAGTGATGCTGCGATATTTCAGCGAGTGACGAGAACGCCTCCTTCGCCCTTCAGGCACCACCCGCCACGAGGGGAGAAGGAAGACCCGCACCCTCGGTCTCTCCCCACCGGGGGAGGGAGACGATGAACACAAGCGCCCCAGTCCTGCGCCTCCCTCCCCTTGATGGGGAGGGACCAAGGGTGGGGCCCCTTCAGGCAAGGACAGAACGATGGCAGCCCAGAGTGGCAAGGACATGCTTTTAAAACTCGACCAGACCGGGTCGGGGAGTTTTCTGACGGTGGCGGGGTTGAGGACCCGCAGCCTCAATTTCAATGCGGCCAGCGTCGATACAACGGACCAGGAAAGCGCCGGACGCTGGCGTGAGCTGCTGGCCGGGGGCGGCGTGAAGCGGGCTTCGGTTTCCGGCTCGGGCGTGTTCAAGGACCAGAGCTCGGACGCGACCATCCGCAGCCTGTTCTTTGCCGGGACGATCCGCAACTGGCAGCTGATCCTGCCCAGTTTCGGCACGGTGCAAGGACCGTTCCAGATCGTGGCGCTGGAGTTTTCGGCAGATCATGCCGGGGAAGTGACCTTCGACCTGGCGCTGGAAAGCGCAGGTGAAGTGACCTTCGTGGCAGCCTGAGGACCCCGAAATGACCAATATTCATCGTGGCGAAATCGCGGCGGAGATCGGCGGCGAGATGCGGGTGCTTTGCCTGACGCTTGGCGCGCTTGCAGAACTGGAGGCGCGGTTGGGGGCGGGAGACCTGGCGGGGCTCGCGGAGCGATTTGGCGAGGGCCGGATCTCGGCGCGGGACCTGACGGCCATATTGGGGGCGGGCCTGCGCGGTGGCGGCAGTAGTAGCAGCGATGACGAGCTGGCGCGGATGAGCGTCGAAGGCGGGCTGCGCGGGGCGGCCGAAATCGCCGTTCGGCTGCTCAAGGCGACCTTCGGAGAGAGCCAATGACCCCGTTTCCTTGGAAAGAAGCGATGCGCTTCGGCCTGGGCGTGTTGCGCCTGCCGCCGCGCGACTTCTGGGCCATGAGCCCGCGCGAACTGGCTGCGGCCTGGGGCGCGGTCATGGGTGAAAGGGCCGGTCCGCTAGGGCGAAGTGAACTCGAGCGGTTGATGGAGACCTTCCCCGATGGCCAATGACCTGTTTGGCGAAGATTTTCGCCGGGACATGACCGATGTCGAGGTGGAGTTGGGTCGCATTCGCGACCTGGCCGATGGCGTCGGCATGGCGGTGAGCCGGGCCTTTCGGGGTGCGGTGATGGACGGGAAATCGTTCCAGTCAGTTCTCAAGGACATTGGCCGAGCCTTTGCCGACATCGCGCTCAAGGCCGCTTTCAAACCATTGGGGACGCTGGTCAGCGGGGTGGTCGAAAACATCTTTGCTGCCACAAATCCAACACTGACGACCTTCGCCAAGGGCGGGGTGATTGCTGCTCCGAGCTATTTCCCGCTGGGGCAGGGTATGGGGCTGGCTGGGGAAGCCGGGCCCGAGGCGATCATGCCACTGCAGCGAGGGCCGGACGGGCGACTTGGTGTTGCGGGGGGCGGGGGCTCGGTGAATGTCACCTTCAACGTGACGGCGACCGATGCCCGTAGTTTTGCGGCCAGCGAGGCGGAGGTCAGCGCGATGCTGCTGCGGGCGGTGCGGCGGGGCACGCGCAGCGCTTGATATTCAGGTGATGCCGGCCTGCAAGCGGAGGGTTTCTGCGCTTCCGGTGCTCACGTACCCAAACGTACGCTGTGCTCCGGTTCTCGAAACCCACCACTTTCGGCTCGGCCTGGCCTGAATCTCTGCGCGCTGTGGTGCCAAAAAGAGAGATTCAAAATGTCCTTTCATCACATTCGCTTTCCGCTCGACATTGCGCTGGGGGCGCGGGGCGGGCCGGAGCGGAAGACCGACGTCGTGACGCTGGCTGGTGGCGGGGAGACCCGAAACGGACGCTGGGCGCATTCACGTCGTCGATACAATGCTGGCTATGGCGTCAAATCGCGCGCCGATATGCAAGCTGTGCTGGCCTTTTTCGAAGAAAGGCGCGGACGGCTGCATGGCTTTCTCTGGCGCGATGGGCTGGATCATGCCTCGGGTCTGGCAGATCCTTTGCCGACCGACCAGGAGATCGGAACAGGCGACGGCGTGCGGACCGAGTTTCAACTCACCAAACGCTATGGCGCCGCGTTCGCTCCTTATCTGCGGCCGATTATCAAGCCGGTTGCCGGCAGCGTGCGCATTGCCGTTGGTGGCGCCGAGTTGGTCAGCGGCTGGAATGTCGATGTGACAAGCGGGGTCGTGGGCTTCTCCAGCGCGCCGGCACCTGGTGCAAGCGTAACGGCAGGGTTTCTGTTCGATGTGCCGGTGCGGTTCGATACCGACCGGTTGGACGTTGAACTTAACAGCTTCGACGGGGCCGAGGTGCCGAGCATTCCGCTGGTGGAGATCCTGCCATGAGGGACATTCCAGAGGCCTTTGCGGCGCATTTGGCGCAGGGCGAAACGACCACGGCGAAATGCTGGCTTGTGCGGCGCACCGATGGTGTCGTGCTCGGTTTCACCGATCACGACTGGCCGCTCATGGTGGAAGAGACGCAGTGCCATCCGGCATACGGCCTCGATGGCGGGGAGGTGCCATCCAGGCTCGGTCTGCAGGTGGAGACTGGCGAAGTACTTGGTGTGCTCGACAGTGCGGCCATTGCCGAGGACGATATTTTGCTCGGGCGCTATGACGCCGCAAAGGTCGAGACCTGGCTGGTGAACTGGACAGAGCCGAGCCAGTGTCTCAGGCTCCGGGTCGACATTATCGGCGAGATTGTCCGGGAGGACGGGGTGTTCCGCGCCGAATTGAGGTCGCCACAGCAGGCTCTAAACGTGACACGCGGGCGGCTCTTCCAGGGCCTGTGCGACGCCACCGTCGGTGACGCGCGCTGTGGCGTTGATCTTGAGACGGCAAGGCACAGGGCCGACACCGTTGTTGCCGAAGTGATCGATGATTTCCAGATCCGGGTAAGCGGCCTTGGTGGCTTCGAAGAAAACTGGTTTGCCTTTGGCATGGCGCAGTGGAATGACGGGAAGCGCATTGGTTTGCGCGACGCGGTGCTGACGCATCGGCGCGATGCCGCTGGAGACATGATCGGCTTCCGCGACCGGGTCGGGGCATGGTGCGGCGTGGGGGATGCACTCACCATGACCGTGGGGTGCGACCGGCGGTTCGCGACCTGCAAGGCGAAGTTTGCCAATGCGGCCAATTTTCGCGGCTTTCCGCATATTCCGGGCAGCGACTATGTGCTGCGCCACCCTCGCGCCGGCTATGCCATGGATGGAAGGCCGGTGGTGCCATGAGATCCGAAGATGTGGTGAGCGCCGCGCGGTTGTGGCTGGGCACGCCATACCGGCACCAGGCATCCACACCGGGCGCCGGATGCGATTGCCTCGGCCTGCTTCGGGGCGTGTGGCGGACGCTTTATGGCATGGAGCCGACAGCGGTGCCGCCTTATCGCGTGGACTGGCGGGGGCGGGAACGCGACCCCGCCTTGCGCCTGGCCGCGGAACGGTTTCTTGCTGAAGCGCGTGGACCTGCGCAGGCGGGCGAAGTCGTGCTGTTCCGCTTGGGTGGAGCGGCCGAACCGCGCCATTGCGGGATCCTCGTATCTGCTGATCGGTTCATTCATGCCCAGGAGCATCTGGGTGTGATCGAGGCCAACCTGACCGACGCATGGCGGCGGCGGATCAGCGGCCGGTACCGGTTTCCGAACTAGCGCGTATCGGCGCCCCAACAATTCCAAAGGATTGCAATTATGGCCACTCTGGCACTTTCAGTTGCCGGGCAGTTTGCTGGCGGGCTGCTGGGCGGCCCCTTCGGCGCCACGGTTGGGCGCGCACTGGGCGCGCTGGCGGGCAGCGCTGTCGACGGCTGGCTGTTCGGCCAACAATCGCAAAAGGCCGATGCTCAGCTGTTTGATGTGCGTCTGGGCGCGTCGAGTGAGGGGCTGGGCATTCCACGGCTCTACGGGTGGGGCCGACTGGCGGGCAACATCATCTGGGCGCGTGAATTGGTGCGCCACGTCAGCGCGACGGCTGGCGCCAAAGGGCTTTCTCCCGCGACAGAGGAGACTGAAGAGGTGTTGGCGAGCTTCGCCATTGCCTTTTGCGAGGGGCGAGTGGCCCGGCTTGGCCGGATCTGGGCTGATGGGCAACCGCTCGATACGCGCGGGCTCAATCTGCGCTTCTATCACGGTGATGAAGATCAGGCCCCCGACAGCCTGATCGAGGCAATTCAGGGCATGGGTAATGCGCCCGCCTATCGTGGGCTTTGCTATCTGGTGGTCGAAAACCTGCCGCTCAGCCGCTTCGGTAACCGCATTCCGCAATTGTCGGCTGAACTCTGCCGTGTCGTCGGCGATCTCGAGCCGTCCATCAGCGCGGTGACGCTTATCCCAGGGGCGACCGAATTCGGCTATGATCCCGAGCCGCGCGTACGAGTGTTGGGGCCGGGGGTTGGCGCGAGCGAAAATGCCCATTTTATCCCCGGTACCAGCAATTGGAGCTGGTCGCTGGACGAATTGCAGGCGCTTTGCCCCAATCTCGAACATGTGGCGCTGGTCGTAAGCTGGTTTGGCGACGATTTGCGCTGCGGCAACTGTACCGTTGAGCCACGAACCGAGGGGGCGACGCGGACAATCGAAGGGGCCGAATGGAGCGTCGCCGGTATCTCGCGTGAAATGGCGCAGGTTGTGTCGAGCCATGGTGCTGGTCCCGCCTATGGCGGGACGCCCTCGGACGCCTCGGTTTTGGCCGCGATCGCGGACCTCAAGGCGCGCGGGCTCAAGGTAACGCTCTACCCTTTTGTCCTGATGGACATACCGGAGGGGAATGCACTGCCCGACCCCTATGGCGCGGCCGAGCAGGCTGCCTATCCCTGGCGCGGGCGGATCACATGCATGCCGGCCCCAGGCCAGCCAGGATCGCCCGATGGCAGCTCTGTCGCAGCGGCACAGGTGGCCAGCTTTGTACCGGGCTATAGCGCCATGGTGCTGCACTATGCGCATTTGGTGGCCGCTGCGGGCGGGGTGGACGCCATGCTGATCGGTTCGGAAATGGTGGGCCTTTCCAGCGTGCGGGGCGCGGGAAACAGCTTTCCCTTTGTTGACGCGCTGGTGACGCTGGCGGCCGACGTGCGGGCCATTGTCGGACCGGACACCAAGCTGACCTATGCTGCCGACTGGAGCGAATACTCCGGTTGCCAGAAGAATGGGGCCAAGTTCTTTCACCTCGATCCACTTTGGGCCTCGCCTGACATCGATGCTGTCGGGATCGACTATTACATGCCGCTTGCTGACTGGCGCGATGGCGAGGCGCATGCCGACCTGGCACTGGCCCGCACCGGATACGAACTGGACTATCTGGCTGGCAACATAGGCGCCGGCGAGGGGCATGATTGGTACTATGCCAGCGATGCAGATCGCAGGGTGCAGTTCCGCACACCGATCACCGATGGCACCTATGGCGAGCCGTGGGTCTGGCGCTACAAGGATATCGCCTCTTTCTGGAGCCAGGAGCATTTCGACCGGCCCGACGGCGTGCGGAGCGCCACCCCAACGGCCTGGGTGCCGGGCTCAAAGCCACTGTGGCTGACGGAAATCGGCTGTGGGGCGGTCGACAAGGGCGCCAACCAGCCCAATATTTTCGGCGACAGCAAGAGCGCGGAAGATGGTCGGCCCTATTTCTCAAGCGGCACGCCGGATAGTCTGATCCAGCGCCAGGTGCTGCGGGCGCACCACCAGTATTGGAACGACCCGGTGAAGAACCCGGCCGGTATGGTCGATCCGGCGCGGCTCTATTGCTGGACCTGGGATGCACGGCCCTATCCCGCATTTCCGGCACTTGCCGAAGTCTGGTCTGACGGGGCAAATCATGCGACCGGGCATTGGCTGACTGGCCGGCTGGGCGGGTTGGCCAGTGATGAGCTGGCTCAGGCGGTGGCCTCAGAGCACGGCTGCACGGTCTTGGCGGCGCCTTCAGCACCGATGATCGGCGGCATGACCGTGTCGGGGGCGGGGACCGCGCGGGAAGCGCTCGAACCGATCCTGGAAATGACGGGGCAGAAATTGGCAGCGCGCGGCGATTTGCTGATCGGCATTGCCGGTGGCACGAGCGCGGCACTCAGTCTCCAAGGCGCCTCGCTGGCAAACTTCGACCAGCCTGTGCTGTCCCGTCGCCGCAGCGACAGTGTGGAAAAGCCCGGGCGGCTGACGCTCGGACATTTCGATCGCGAGCGGAACTACCTGACTGCCACCTCAACGGCGATACGTCCGGGCACAGGCCCGCTGATCGCCGAGAGCCTGCCAATTGTGCTTGATAGCGGCGCGGCGCGGCGGGCGGCAGAACGAATGCTGGACGGCCAGGTCGCCGGCGGTGACCAAATCGAGTTTGCCTTGCCACCCCAACTTGTCGGGCTCGAAACTGGTGACCGCGTGACGGTGGAAGGCGTCATGGAGGGGCCGTTCGAGATCAGCGAGATCCGAGATGGTGCGGTGCGCCAAGTGGTCGCCAGCGCGGTGCGGCGTGGCGATGCCCTCTCCCACGGTATCGACAGGCCTCGCGGCAGCACCGCCGGTACGGTTCCGGTCGTGACGCCACTGATTGCCGTGGCACATCTGCCCCCTTTGCCATCCGACCCGCTGCGCAGCCGGCTGATATTTGGCGCCTTTGCGGACCCCTGGGCGGGGGACGTGGAGGTGACGGACGAACTGACAGATGCTTTGCTGGCGAGGCTCGGCCGACCGGCGGCCGTCGGCGAACTGCTTACAGCTCTGACCCCGGGGCCGGAAGCCAGATGGGACAGCGGGTCCGTTCTGGATATCGACCTGACAGCCGGGCATCTCGCCGATGTCGACCCCATGGCCGCCCTGGCAGGGACCAACCGACTGCTGGTGGAGACAGACGGCGGCAACTGGGAGGTGATCGGGTTCGCTCACGCCGCACTGCAGGCGCCCGGCCAGTATCGGTTGACCAAGCTATTGCGAGGCCTTGAAGGATCCGGCAGCGCGATTGCGCCAGCGTCAGCGGGCCGACGGGTGATGGTGCTCGATCAGTCCGTTGCGGCGCTGGCCGTAGAGACAGATTGGCTGGGGGAGACCCGAAATCTGCACGCTACCGTGGCGGGAGGCGAGAATCGGCAGATCGTCCCTATCGCCCCGGGATCTGGCCCTGCGCTGCCCTTGGCGCCCGTTCATCTATATGGCCAGAGACTGGCGAACGGGAATGTCGATCTGCGCTGGACGCGCCGCAGCCGTGCCGACGGCGATGGTTGGGGCGTAGCAGAGCCGGCGGTCGAGTATGTGCCTGAACGTTGGCAGGTGACGATCCGGAGCGGTGGCGCTCCGATTCGTACTCTCAGCACAACACAGGCTTTGAGTTCTTACGCGCTGGCCGATCAAATGACCGATTTCGGCGGCCCAGCGAGCGGTTTTTCCTTCACGGTGCAACAGGTGAGCGCCGCGCTGGGCCTCGGCCATGCGGCGACGGGAGTTTTTCATGAGTGACTTGCGCTTCGACGCCTGCCTGACGGAAGTCCTCAGGCATGAAGGCGGCTATGTCGACCATCCTGCCGATCCGGGCGGGGCCACCAATATGGGGATTACGCGCGAGACCCTGGCGCGCTGGCGTGGGATATCGCCGTGGTGGAATCTGCCCAAAACGGCGGTGCAGGCGCTCGACCGGAGCGAAGCCGCGCAGATTTATCGCGCTGGCTACTGGGATTTGTGCCGGGCAGGGGAAATGCCAGCCGGCGTCGATCTTGCCGTGTTCGATTATGCGGTCAATTCGGGGCCAGGCAGGGCAGTGCGGACCTTGCAGCACGTCCTGGGCGTACCCATCGACGGTATCGTCGGTCCGGAGACCCTGGCTGCTGCCAGCAAGGCAGACGCGGCAGGAACCATCGGCGAATTATGCGATCGGCGACTGGGCTTTCTCAAGCTTTTGTCGACCTTTCCGGTTTTCGGGCGGGGATGGACCAGTCGCGTCCGGGCCGTCCGCACAGCCGCGCTAGCGGCCGCACCAACTTCCCATCATCCCAACCCTGGAGAAATGACCATGGATATCCTGTCTGGCTACAAGACCTACATCGTGGCTGGTTTCATGCTTCTGGCTGGCCTCGCCCAGATGCTGGGTGTCGACCTGCCAGCTCTGGACAGCGGGGCCGCGGGAAGCCTCGTCCTTGAAGCACTGGCCATCCTGTTCCTGCGCAAGGGACTGAAGGGGGCTATCGAGAAAGCCTAG